ATTCCAGACTTTCCACAAAGGGAGCAGCTGTAATCACTACATTTTTCTTTTGCAATGCCTCAACGAGCTGGTGGTGAGCATATACAGCCTGATCTAATCCGCGCCGCGTACCGTCACTACCCAATACCTCTTTGCGAAGTTTCTGAAAAAGAATCTTTTTCGCGCGGGCATTACTGTCACTCACGTCAGCGGCTTCAATCTGTCGCAAAACAATCAAAGGACGCAAACACCGGAACAAGGGAGAGACTCCAAATCGGCGGCCAAGATCATTGATCTTAACGCAATCATTGTATCGAGGATCAAGACGCGCAATGTCTTCTCCATTGTCAAAAGCTTTCGATACTTCCGCAGGAAAGTTAGCTTTCACTTCCGCCTTAAGGTTTTCAAAGTAAATAGCTTTCTTTGTCTTCCTGGATTTCTTATACGTTTTCTGTAATCTGTTCTTGAGTTCTTTTACATCAAACTCCAGCACATGACGCCCACCGGAAAGATAATCTGACGGATACGCAATTCTTAAAGGAATGATATCAATAATCGGTTCAGCTTTATTCTCACAGCGCATCATAAGCGAAACGTTGCCCTCAGCATAAACACGACTGATCACAGTGCGAATAAGTTGCTGGAAATTGACTGCTCGAAGGAAATAGTCCACTTCTTCTTTTACCGTCTTAAGTTCATCAGCATCATCGTCTGTTAAACGATCAACACCATATACGACTTTATAGGACGTATTAATGTTTGCAATGATCGTTTGATATGCAATCCCAAAGTACGCATCCTCCAACAGCATTTGCAGCAACAGCGCATTTGCGCTGATCACATGATTACGATCAGAATTTAAATCCTTAGCCAGCTCATCGATTTTTGCCAACGTTAAAGTCTCGTCTGTTGAATCGTCCTTTAATATAACAGAACTGAGAGGACTATCACCCCAGGTCTCCAAGGCGCTTTTCGTAAGCTGAGCGGATTTCATCTCAATCCATTCTTGAGTTTCCGCAGCAGTTAAAAGTGTCGTAGTGTCATCAATTTTCGAAATAGGATAACTTACTTTAATATTTTCCTCGATGGTTCTCACCTCCGTCTGTTAAAAGGTCAATTCAGATACACACATCGGAACATTCTCCAACGTATATTGTTCTTCGTCATTTAATAGATCACGCGCAAGCAGCGTAGCAAAAAATGCACCGTAACTCAAAGATGTATATCGGTCTTTCGTCCAACCAGATTGCTCTTTTAATTTAATGACACCAGTACTCTCACCTTGCTCATACTGCAGATTAATAATTTCTGCCATAGCGAGCATGCCCTCAAGATAAGGTTTCTCGTACCATATCTTGAACTCGGCATCATTCGAGCGTATATACTCCGGATAACATCTCCGGACTTCTTCCTAACCTTCGTCCTTATCAACCAGAAGGTCGATCTGACGCTGTGAAAGCATCATACGGAAATTGTTTGCTATATCACTATTTAGTTTTGCACTTGCGTTAACCACATAAATACATGGATCCGCATTTGGATTGTTGATACGCGCAGCAAACGTATCATCGTTCATGCACCGCAGTGCAGGATATTCAACGCTACGCATGTCATCATAGAGCACGCGAGCCAATAGATCATAAATACCTGATCCGCCGTTTTTCCCATCAAGTACAATATAATCCGCATCGAAGTCAGCCTTCAGCTGCTGAATGCGGATCGCCTGTCGCCGATACTCCTGGCCTTTGATTGCTTCAAGATAGGGAACTTGTATTCGATAAAACTTATGCCCTCGCGAATCGGCGTCTGGTAAAAGACGCAGACACGAAAAGCAAGAGTTGTCATTGCCGCTACGATTAACAAATGCCATGTCGCACGAAACAATACGAATCTCTCCATCTTGTTTCGGCAGGGCATATTTGTTTTTCACACGATTGATAACATCTTCATCACGCCGGGGATAAAAGGCTTTCTTTAATACCTGACATTCGCGTACCATATCGTATGTGAAGAATGCTTTTGTGTTTTCACGCAGTACCGCATTCTCATATTCAATCGCCCATGTGATCGGATCAAACTTATGATAGTCATCGATCATCTGTAAGCGTGAGCGAATATTGTGACGTAAGGTAATCGAATAATCTGCAGCAATAAAAAACTTTCCAGCATGAGCAATCATACCTTGGAAAGCATCTTTTGCAACCTTATATAGCCAGTGTGAATCTTCAACGGATGACGAGATGAAAATCTCAACCGGCTCCTCCGCGAAGCGCTGATCGTTTTCATAAGGAGCAAGCTTCGTAAAAGGAATCTGACGAACAATACGGAAAGGAGAGATAACCTTGTCCATAATGTCCTTTTTGATTTTCTTTGCCTCTTCGCCAACGTTCACCGTACTGCGGTGACCAAGCGCGTTCTCACTGCAAACCACCACAGTAATCTCGCTTCCATTCCAAAAGCGAACACACATTTTTTGCTGATTGTTGATGATATCTCGTATCTCACGCCGCAACATCGCCGAGTGCTCATATAGATCGACTTGTATCTTCTCAGATATCATTAAGCCTGCTTGTTCTTTCACACCGGACGTAATCACAATTCTGCTATTCGGATACAGGACGGATCTGCATACAGCGTACACAGCAATCAAAAATGATTTTGCTGACGCACGCGCTGCAATAAAAACACACAAACGGCATGAGAACATCAAATATAACGCCAGTGATTGATACCAGTAGAGCGTGATGCCCAGGTATTCTCTACAGAATCGATGTACATTCCGCTTATAATACGTTGACCAGATCAATAACTGACGCACATGATTTGGATCACTTAACCAAGACGTCCTCGGAAACTTGGTATGGACATTCTGTTGTTGTTCATCCAGCAAAATCTCATTGCTGTCCATCACTCATCTCCTCGGGCGTTAAGCTATATTCATCATCGAGCTTACGCCGGCCACTGAAAAAGTTAATGATAGGACGTAGAATAAATCGCTCAAAGTATTCCTTGAGCGAATCCACATCATCATAGAGTTTTTCATTCAAATAAATGTCGGCGGGGCAGTACTGTTCAATCTGCGCACGCCATACGCCGAAGCAGGCTTTCTCATCTGTCATGTCAGCATTATCGCCCAGCGTTGACAATGGCCCATTCCTTAAAGCCTCCTGATATAGCTTCGTCATCTTAGCATAAGTGTCAGGATCATTTCTCGCTTCAATCTGCATCAGCTTCGTTGTACATTGATCACGGATAGCAGTCTCCTGTAGGTGATCCACATTAGGATATTGTTTCTTCAACATATCATAATGTTTGAGCAGGATCTTATACTCTCGGGGATTATACCCAAGTCCAAACAGCTCCTCGCCGCGAGGATCCGGCTTCTCTTCTTCCGGCTCCTCATCTTCCTTGTGATTCAATTCCACAATCGGAGAATTGCCTTCGAGCATCGTATCAAGATATGTCTTGCCGATATACTTCTTCATACGAGCTCGCGACGCCATCTTACCAACCGTGATCACACCATCCGGTGCAGACAGCAGCATATCGATTATTTCGTCATTGACATATAGATCCAGGTATTGGGCAACGCGGTGCAAAGCGATCCTCTGATCTCCTGTTTGCTGCACTAAATGTTGGAAGTATCCCTCTATCGCTTGCTTACTAACAGGGAAGTATCCGTTGTTTGCAGCGAAAAGCTCACCACCAACCTGGAAAAAGTTTCCCTTCTGTTCCGGGAAATCCTTATATGTGCAATGACAATGATAGGGACCCTGCATGACAACGTCAGGGTCCTTTTGTTTTTTCGTGAACTCCGGCGGCTCAAATAGCTCTTCCGCCGTAAGAGGCCCCTTCTTGGGCAAACGCCGCGGTAACTTCTGCGACGTAGAATTCTTTTTGGTCGCTATATTTGTTCACCCCTTACAATCACCGTTTCCTCAGCATCAGCAATAACTGAAGAATCCCTACAAGCAAAATGAGAAAAGAGAAATTACCTTTACTCATCTCATCAATGATGACTTGAATCACCAGGCAATTCCTCCATTACAAATCTGATAATGACTTTTTCTCTACAGGACGAATACCATCTTCGCTAAAATACGCGGAGAACATGTCATCCTCGTTAACGTGTTTATAAATCTTTAGCATCTCCTGAGACTGCCACTGGATAATTGCCATGATCAAATCATCCGGCAAACCCTTATTGGCCAGAGCACTGGTAAAGTAATGCCTGAACAAATGAGGAAACACATTCTTTCCAAGAATCTTGCTCCAATGCTCCGTATAGGTGTTCATAATCGCACCATCTCGATGCTGCGTTGGATCGTTTTTATCCGGGAACAACCACTCGCTGTCTGCAAGTCCAAGCTCCTTGCGGGCGTTGAGCCACATATCAACATAAGGCTTTGCATCCTTCAGAATAAAGACATGCATATACTTCCCATTACTTCTCCCTTTGGTTTTGACTAATTCAGGAGACTTATATAATGAGCCGTATAACAGGTTCTTATCATCGAAAAAAGATGTCTTCATACGATAGAGCTCTTGCTTACGCCGCCCGGAATACATGGCAACAGCACATACTGCAGCCTGTTCATATTTCTTTTCAGAAACAAGGGTATCTAATAGTTTCTTGCAGTCTTCATCAGTAAGATCATCGCGTGTCCTGACCGGCTCATTAGCAGGGGACT